ATGGATGGAAGGCCCAGAGTTCAGGTGAACAACTGGGGCATAGGTTCTACTCATGTGATTACCCGGCTAGGCAATACAATGCTCAAACGCTGGGGGTTCTGGAGTCCATACTTTACAGTATTGTTATCCAAGATATATCCCATAAAACAAATACATCACAATCACGAAGGCACTTTTGTGTCTTTTTTGTTATGGGGTAGTTATGAAGAAGAAGTAGACAACCAAGGAAAATTGTACAAAAGACAATCAAAATGGTTTAATGTGGTCAAATCATATGAGTATCATAGGGTTATATGCACAAAGCCAGTATGGACTTTATTATTTATGGGGCCAAGGAAACAGGATGTTACGGCCAAACACAAGGGAAAAGTTATTCCCTACACACGACTGACTAAAAGTTACAGGTGAACAATGTGGACAAGGATAAGTATTTAACCGAAGCAGATATAGATCGTATTGCAGAGAAAGCCGCATCGCGTGCAATCGAAAAAGTTTATGCTGATGTCGGAAGAAGTTTTGCAAAAAGATTCTTCTACATTATGGGTGTCATAGGAATTGGCATCGCTATGTGGTTAGCAGGGAACGGCAACTTACCAAAGTAACACTACGAGGAGTGTGAAATGAAAAAACAATCGGTTGGTTTATCTCTTGAGATGGCCCAGAAAATTGCACAAGTATGGGATAAAGCAGAAACAGTATCGCACGCTATGGAAATGGCTGGCATCAAAAGCAAAGACATTAGAAATCATTTCAGATACAGACGGCTCACAGAAGAAATGCTGGGGATAAATCTAAAGACTCCAGAGAAGCATGAAATACGATCCTCATACAAAAGAGTTCCACAGCGAGCAAGGCGATTAGACTTCAAAGGCGAAGCGCTTGTTATCAACTTTTCAGATTGTCATTGGTGGCCAAACCAACAACTGACAGACGCACATAAAATCCTACTCAAGATGATTGATGATCTAAAGCCACAGGGCGTGGCGTGTCGTGGCGATATGATGGATGGCGCTAATCTATCAAGATTCCCTAGACGATATGGAAGTACAACGCCATCAACTGAGGATGAGGTAATCACTTGCATAGAATATATGGAAGAAATAGCCGACATAGCAACACAAGCTAGGCGCAAGGTAGATTTAGATATAAACGTAGGCAACCATGAGCGCATTGAAATAGCACTGGCAAACTTCAAAGAATCAGAGAGTGAGGTTATCACTGGGTTATTGGCAGGACTTAAAAAGTCAAACAAAACGCCAATGGAGATATTCTTCCCGGCATGGAACATATCAACATCAACACTTATCAACGACACATTCTTATGGAAGCACAAGCCAGTCAAAGGCGGCATCCATGCTAGACGTAATTCTGTACTGAATGCAGGAATAAACATAGGCAATGGCCATACACACAGGCTTGGCGTCACTTATGTCACTGATTACCAAGGCACGCGACATGGTGTAGAATGCGGCACGTTAGCTGATCCATTAGCAGATCAGTTCTTATATGTAGAAGATAATCCAACAGATTGGCAGTCAGGCTTTGTAGTCCAGATATACAAGGGCAAAGAGGTCGAGAGCTATCCGATTCATGTGGATAACGGCAAAGCAAGATTCGATGGAAAGGTTTATAAAGCATGAGACAGTGTTTGAATAGCGCAAATGATTGGTGTTTTTTTGTACTGGTGTCTACAATGGTGGTGGGCATCTTTGGAATAACACTATGGATATTCACTTAGGATTAGTACATATCCAATGGAATGACGCATCTGAAGGCGATGAGCTGGAGGATATTGATAGCAATGAATGTTTACAGGAAAGCGTAGGATTCATAGCAAAAGAGACTAAGCAGAATTATTTTATAGCCAGAGATTACGATCACCTGAATAAAGCATATGCTAGGGTGATAAGAATACCCAAAAAGTATGTGCTAAAAAAATATGAGCTTAGATAATGAATATACAGGCTATCATTACATCATTAATCCCGGTATTGCTGGCGGCAATAGGGTTTCTTATTACCAGTATTAATGGTATCGAGAATCGTATGTACCAAGCAGAATCAAAACTAATGCAACTGATTAGCCCGGATGGTCAGGTAGTACCTAGTCCAGAAAACGCATTTCAGCGTCAGGTTATTCGTGAAGAATTTATGCTCAAGTATATGGAAGCATTGAATCGCTTAACTTTGCTCGAAGAAAAAATGAAAGAGCATAAGGATAGAAATCACTAATGTTGCAGATGTTGATAGGGCCAATAGCAGAAGTCGCTAAGACATGGGTGGGTGGTAAAGTAGAAGCCAGCCGGGCCAAGTCAGAAGCTACTCTTGAAATAACAAAAGCCAAAGCAGAGATAGCCAAGAAGGTTGCCGCAGGGGAGCTGGAATGGAATCAGGCTATGGCAGAAGCCAGTGATAAGAGCTGGAAAGATGAATGGCTAACAATCCTAGTATCAATACCACTAATCCTTGCGTTTACCGGGCATGAAGAAATTGTCATGCGTGGATTTGAAGCGCTTGAGAAGATGCCAGACTTTTATAAGACCGCCGTAGGTGTAGTGTTCGCGGCCAGCTTTGGCATCCAATCAATTAAAAACATGATGAAGAAATGAAAATCGCCATCGTCATTGTTGTGATATTGAATCTAAATGGAGAAGTAGATCACAAGACTACAATAGAAAAAGAGTGTCCAGACATAAACGTCATAGCAACTAAACTAGAACAGATGAAAGAAGCTGGTGCGATACTAGATTATGGTGCGGCTTGTTTACCAGCACAATTCAATGAACAGAGATAAAAATGATATATAGACTTTCAGGTAGATCAATCGACAGATTAGAAGGCATAGACCCTAGACTTAGCCAAGTAGTACACGAGGCTATTGAAGTTACCAACATAGACTTTGGTGTGACTTGCGGCTTGAGAACAGAGATCGAACAGCGCGAGCTGGTAGATATTGGCGCAAGCAAGACCATGAAAAGTAAACATCTGACAGGTCATGCGGTTGATCTAGTGGCATACATCAATGGTCGTGTGTGCTGGGAGCTGAATGTATATGATGACATTGCAGAGGCGATGCGATCATCTGCATTTAATGTTGGGTTGCCGATCCGATGGGGTGCGGCATGGAATATTCCTGACATTACACAATGGGAAGGTTCAATGGAATCTGCCATGAATCATTATATTGACACGCGCAGAAGTGAAGGCAAGCGGCCATTTATTGATGCGCCACACTTTGAGATAAACGAATGAGCAAAGGTTTATATGCAAACATACACGCTAAAAGAAAGCGTATAGCAGAAGGTTCTGGCGAGAAAATGAGAAAGCCGGGTAGTAAAGGAGCGCCAACTGATAAAGCATTCAGAAAGGCGGCAATGACTAGAATGAAAAAGGGGTAAGATTATGCCAATGGGAAAAGGTACATATGGCAATCAAGTCGGTAGACCATCTAAATCAGACATGAAAGATCAACGTATGAAAAAGATGGCCATCGACAAGATGAAGAAAAACAAAAGGAAGGTTTAATCATGGCATTACCAGCGATACCAGTAGTAGTTAGTTTGCTTGTTAGCAGGGGAACACAAGCCGCAGTCAAAAAGTATGGAAAGCAGGTGGTCGAGAAAGCATTGCAAGCGATGAATAGACAGATCAATCCTAGCAAAGTGAAAACGGCGGCAGGAAAGGTGGGCAAAGGTACTGGCAGAGAGCCGGGGCCAATAAGAGTGGACAGGCAAGGTAAGGAGTTTGCAGTCTTTGGTAGAGAAGTTATCAAAGCGTACACAAATCAGGCAAGAAACAAGGGTTTTGCCATTGGCACAGTAGCAGGGATCGCCGCTAGTGGTCGTTCTGGTCAAAGTGATGATGATGGAAAGCAAGCAAAGATAGATGAGCTGAAAGAAAAAAATAAAAAGCTCAATCAGCAAGCCGCCGCCAGAATGGAAAAAGATAAACAGCGCCAAGCCAGAAGCAATACAGCAAACATGAGGCAAAGCAGAGAAAAGATGGGTGGAAGATAGGGCGCAGATAAACTACGCCCGGTAGGTTAAACAGTAGGATCGCCTTCGAATATCTCAAGGATTGGTGCAGTCGCGTGGGATGACTGAAAGTCTGCAAACGTAGAGACTATCAGCATATCCCCGGTTGATGCTATGACTGCATCGTGTCCCTTCCTCGATAACATATCAGCATATTCTACTGCGATCTCATGGGATTCAGTGATAATCCCATCGTAACTTGTTGTCTCAAAAAATCGTGATTGCACCTTTATATCCTCCAGCTCGCTTAATCCAGCCCCTTTCTTCTAATCGCTTTAAGTGTACCTGAATTGCAGGCTGAGATACGCCTAATTTTTTGGCTATCGCTCTACTGGAAGGAATATATCCTTGTAGCTCGTGAGTGCTTTTTAAGATGTTATAGACTTCTCTTTGTCTTTCTGTGAGTCCTTTGCGTACCATGATCTACTCCATATGCTCAATTAGTGACAAGTAGTAGTCTTTCATTCTTTCTTGATCGCCTTGATCTAAGCCTGACAAGACTTGCTCATTCTTGAGTCGCACATCTGCCATCGCAGTTACTTTCTTGTCGTGCGGCAACTTCTTAGACTGAGACATACGCACCATCAGATTCTTAAATCCATTCATCCAATCGGTGACAGTCTTAAACTCGCCAGCTTCTTCACCATTCCAATGAAATAACTTATATGGCTGAGGCCCGGATTTAATAGCTTCTTTAACCATAGCTAGATGATCGGGCTTTGCTTCGCTTTCTGGTTCAGCGTCAACCACCACAGTATCACCATAATCATCGGTCACTTCTTTAGATTCCAATGCAGGCGCAGGCTTTTCTACCTGATCTAGTGGATTAACGACTTTAGGCGGCTTCTGAGCGGCTTTATTGTCTGAAGGGTAGTCCTGAGCCTCCTCGGCAGTAATAACGCCTTTAAGAGCATCTGGGAAAGCGTCACGCAGGGCAAAGCCTCTAGCACGCATCATCAACATACGATCCGCATACTGAGTCCAAGGCCCTTTACGGCCCCATAATCCAGCACGCTTGGCATCATCAACTGAGAATGTGCGCTCGGTTTCCTCAATTTCATTCCCATATTTACGCTTAACTAGGCAATGCGCCACACGCTGATCGCCTTCGCCTTTGATGGTTTCAGATACGCCAGCACATCGGCTGTCATTCTTTACTAGGGCAAGCGCGGCATCACCATAGACACTAGGTTTGCCATTGATAACTGCGATATTCTGCAATGCTTGTAGTGGCGGCAGACCAACTTCATAGCCCCATTGGACTGCGACTAAAACATCTTGTGGTTTATTTTTGTATTGCTGAGGCACAAGCCCGGATGATGCAAGCATCTTGCTAAACTCCATCGCTTCTTGCATGTTTTGTGGTGCTAATGTAGGTAAACTCATCGTTTTTTGCTCCAAGGGTTATTTACTTCAAATTTTTTTTCAATTTTGTTTAGGTAACTACGTTTTGGGTGTTTAAACATCCATTCTTCAAGATCGCTGACTGTATAAACCACAGATTTTGATCCTTCGATAACATGATACTTCGGGCCTCGGCCATTGCGCTTTAATTCCCTAAAACTTTTTGGGTTGTAATTGCAATATTCAGCCGCCGCCGCAGGACTTAACAATCTCACTGCTCGATCTCCTTTATTGTTATAGATTTTTGACGTACCGCATAACCATCTTTAGCAGGCTCTAATTCATGCTCACAATTCGGACACAACTTTGCAGGCTTGCCCTTGTAATTACGCATAGGCCAACTAATCTTGATGTCAGTATCAAAGCCCTGAATGATGCCGCTTGAATGCTGGCCAAGTTCCTCCATCAATCGCATGGCTTCGCGCTGTCTCACTTCTTCTGCGGCCTTGATTGCGGCTTGCGCTTCTTTATAGTTATTGACGCTATCCATCAATGATGTTGCCAACTGGATAGATTCTTCTGTTGGCTCCGGGTACAACTTGCCGACTTCTTCAATCGTGATAGGATCAGGGTATGTTCCATCGGCCATGTGTTTCTCGAATGATTCAACGCCAGAAGCGATTGTGGCCTGAGTGGCTTCGTGTTCATCGAAAACGTGGATATGTAAATCTCTGCCGCCGTAGCAAGTAAACAAGATGCCATGCTTCGCTTGGTGACACATCATGCCGACTTGCAACTGGATCGGGCCTCGATATAGCGGTGGATCATTGGGATCAGGGTGCATAGATGTAAACTTGGCTTCAAGAATACAAAGCCCATTCAATGTTGTTTCGCCATCCTCGTTCATTACATAGATATTTTTCTGCGGATTCGTGCGAATTTTCACGTTATCAAGCAGAAT